ATTATAGATGAGCTTGCAAGATTAAAAGGTGACGATATAAATTTACCAGAAGGTGTTGATCCAAGAGAAACTATTTTACCTTTCTATCCAGGTGCTTTTAAAGGAGATCCAAAAGATTTAGTTAAAAATTTACCTTTTACCGGAAAAGAAATTGATCCAAATGATCTTAAAAAATTAGTTCAAGATATGGATCTACCACCTCCAGGTTCACGTGGTGGAGCAGATGATATTGCAGCACCAGTTCAATCAACTGAAGAAACACTTAGAAACTTAGAAAAACAAGATCCAGAACTTGCTGCACAATTTAAAAGAATGTTAGATGACGGCACGATGGTTGTAAGCAATCAAGGCGGCAATCCTTCTAAACGTGCAACAGCTAGAGAATTTTTAGTAGAGGCATTAAAAAAAGAAAATCCTAATCAAACAGGTTTAGCTGACATAATAGATGAAGTAGATGTAAAATACATTACAGAAGGTGGCGGCGGTATTGCAGGGGACCCATTAGTATTAGTTAATAAATATTTTGGACCAAGAATTGCAGAGATGATACCAGAAGGTGCAAGTTCAGAAGAGATCGTAATTTTTACAAAAAGAATTTTAGATAACGTAGTTGATGCTGCAGGAAATAAACCTAGTAGTCCAGATTTTGATAGAATGACTGCAAGACTTCTTGAGATTGATATACCTGGTGGACCAGAGCAACCATTTGCAGAGGGTGGCCGTGCAGGATTTTTTGGTGGTGGTTTAGGAAGACTTGGTAAGGCAGGTTATCAAGCTATTCGTAAATACGGTATTGAAGCAGAAGACATAACAAATTTATTTAAAAGTTTAGCAACAGACAAATCTTTAGTTGGTAAAGAAAAAACAGAATACTTTAAAATGTTAAATCAAGTTTTAAAAAATCCAGACGACTATCCAGACGGCGTTAGAGAAATACTAATGAGATTAGGTAAGCCTATTGATTTTAAAAGTGGCGGTCTAGCTAAGATCCTGGAGGTCTAATGGCTGTTCTTACTTTTAAGTATCAAGGTAAGACTTACAATCTACCTGAAGGATTTGCTCAAAGAGATATACCTACACTAAAAAAATTTTTAAAAAGTTTTAATGAATGGAAATCTAAAGGTGGAACTATAGAATCTTATTTAAAGCTATCTGGTAGAGGCCTTCGTTTTGATGAACAAGAAGGAAGACTTTGGAGAAGATTAATTGATTTTGCCGAAAGTGGTGGAAAAAGTGCTAGACGTGCTCCCTCAGAACCAGGAATAGGTGCTAAATATATAAAAGTTTTTAATGAACTTAAATTTCCTAAAAAAGATATTGATACACTTAAAACATTTACCACAGTAAATAGACGTACCGCACAAGCAGCCATTAATGCTACACCTGCAGCTGCAAAAACAAACATAGGTAATCCTTTAGTTTCAACAGTTATAGATTTTATAAAAAAGAATCCTAACGTAAGAACAGAACAAGATTTATTTATTGGTGTCAGTAAAGAAGCAGGTAAAGGATTAAGTAATTCTGAAATTGTTAAAGCTGCAATTAGAGCTCATCGTAATGGTTCTCTTAGATTATTAAAAGAAGGAAGAGGTGAAAAATTAGGACCGAATCAATTAAAAAATGTTCAAAACATAAATTCTGAACAATTACCTCAAGTCCTTAAAACTCTCTTTAATATTTTTCCAAGTCAAATTGGCAGAGACTTTGCAGGAACTATTAAAGATTATTATAAAGACAACCCTATTCTTCAAAAAAGAGCATTACAAAAATTAAAAGATTATGGAAAAATTAGAGTTCAAGTACAAGAACAATTAGGTCTTGGAGGAACTGGTTTAAAAAACGCAGCATTTCAATTTGATCATCCTATTTCGTTTGAAGTTTTAAAAAGAGGTGGTGATGTAGAAGGAGCTATTAGAACAAACCCACTTGTAGGTGATGTTAATCAATGGAAAATATCTTTAGATAAAAAATTAGGTGAATTTCAAAAAAATATTATAGCTGGAAAAGATGTTGATACAAATTTAGCAAAAGTTGAAAAATTAAAAAATATAAATCAAACATTGTTTGGAAATTTAGCAGGTGATTTTACAATTGATGCAAAAGGAAAAATAAATGTAATAGATTATGGTGCACCAAAAATATTAGACCCACAATATGATATTGCAAAATCTATGACAAAAAATATTCCTTTAGGAGGATTTATAAAAAAAACTTTAGCGTCAGGTAAATTAACGCCAGAATTAACAGAAGTGTTTGGTGAAAAATCTGCTCAAAATTTAATTAACCGTTCTCAAAAATTAATTGAGTTTGCAAGAAAAGATACAAATAGAATATGTAGAATATTTGGTGGAGCTAAATTAGCTGATGGTGGCCAAGGTTGTGCTATACAAATGACTCGAGCTTTAGAAGAAGATCCAGTAGGGACAGCAACTAAAGTTCAAAGCTTAAAATCAGAGGGCGGGTCAGTAAATAGGATTAAAGGAGTTGCAACAAGTTTTTTACAAAGTCCTTTACTAAGAGGAGCTGGTAAGTTTGGAGCGATTGCAACAGCAGGTGCAGTAGCGGCAGGTGCTGTTAAAAAATTTATGAATGATGATCCAACAACTTATTTATCAAACGAAGAGCAACAAAAGAATATGTTAATCGATATGGTAACAGGATCGTTAGATGATACGCCACAAGAAAGTCCTGCAATATTAGATTATCAATTACCAGCAATAGGAGCTACCGCTGTAGCAGGTACAGCAGCAGTCGCACCTTCTACAATTGAAGCAGCAAGAAGTGGAGCGTTAGGTGCAACTAAATCTGGAATTACAAAGACCGCTTTAAAAACTTTAGGAAGAGGTTTAACTGCTTTAGGTACACCAGCTGGTTTACTTGCAACTGAGCCATTGTTTATTGCAGGTCAAGTACAACAAGGAGATTCGTTAGCTGAGATTGCAACTAATCCACTAAATTATTTAGGAGCTGCATTTGCAGGTCCTGCAACTGAATTTGCAACAAAAGGATTAAGTCCTGCGATTGCAAAAACAATGAGACTTGGAATTAGTCCAAGTGTATTAAAAACTGTATCTCGAAGATTTGGGCTACCAGGTTTAGCGCTATCACTAGGTATTAGTGGTTATGAAACTTTTGACGATTACAGAAATAAAAGAGGTATGTTCCGTGAAGAATAAAACTCTTGTTGCAAATATGCAACACGTTAAATGGAACGAGATTCCACCTTTAAAAGGTCCAGACTCACAGGGGTTGAATGTTCCTACAAAACAAGCTACAACAATAAAGAACTCGGAGAATATAAATGGCAGACATAGACAAAGCCCTACCAAACGTAGAGACTGAAATTAAAATACCTGGAGAAGAAGAAATTGTTGAAGCTCAACAAGAAAATATTGAAGAGCAAATTGGTCCAGATGATATTCAAGTAACTCAAGAAGAAGATGGTAGTGCAACAATTAATTTTGATCCAGAAGCAGTTAATGCAGGTGGTGGTGAATCTCATTTTGATAATTTAGCAGAATTATTACCAGAAGAAGTTTTAGGTAAATTAGGTTCTGAATTAACAGCAAACTATAATCAATACAAATCATCTAGAAAAGATTGGGAAGATAGTTACACAAAAGGTTTAGATCTTTTAGGATTTAAATACGAAAACCCAACTCAACCCTTTCAAGGAGCAAGTGGTGCAACTCACCCAGTTCTTGCAGAAGCGGTTACACAGTTTCAAGCGCAAGCTTATAAAGAATTATTACCGGCTAATGGTCCAGTGCATACTAGAATAGTTGGACTAGCAGACAGGGCCAGAGAAGACCAATCAAACAGAGTTAAAGAATTCATGAACTATCAGCTCATGGATGTGATGAAGGAGTATGAACCCGAGTTCGATCAAATGCTTTTTTATCTCCCTCTTGCCGGCTCTGCGTTCAAGAAGGTTTACTATGATGAACTACTTGGCAGAGCCGTCTCAAAATTTGTACCGGCTGATGACTTAGTTGTTCCATACACTGCAACATCTTTAGAAGATGCTGAAGCAGTCATACACACAATTAAGATGTCTGAAAATGAATTAAGAAAAAAACAAGTGTCAGGTTTCTATCAAGACATAGAATTAACACCTGGTTATAATCAAGAAACAGAAGTAGAGAAAAAAGAAAGAGAGTTAGAAGGAATTAAAAAAACTAGAGATGAAGATATTTTTACAATTTTAGAAATTCATACCGATTTAGATTTAGAAGGTTTTGAAGACAAAGACTCAGGAGGAGAACCAACAGGAATTAAACTTCCATACATTGTAACTCTTGAAATGGGAAGCAGACAAATATTATCAATTAGAAGAAACTTTCAAGCTGAAGATCCGACAAAACAAAAAATAGATTATTTTGTTCATTTTAAATTTTTACCGGGTATGGGCTTTTATGGTTTTGGATTAATTCATATGATCGGTGGTTTGTCTAGAACGGCAACTACTGCTTTACGTCAATTGTTAGACGCAGGAACTTTAAGTAATTTACCAGCAGGATTTAAACAAAGAGGAATCAGAGTAAGAGACGAAGCGCAGGCAATTCAACCTGGAGAATTCAGAGATGTAGATGCACCTGGAGGAAGTATTAAAGATGCATTTATGCCATTACCTTTTAAAGAACCATCACCAACTTTATTACAGTTGATGGGGATTGTGGTACAGGCAGGGCAACGATTTGCCGCCATAGCTGACATGCAGGTCGGTGACGGCAACCAACAAGCAGCTGTTGGAACGACCATAGCTCTCTTAGAACGTGGTTCCAGAGTCATGTCAGCCATACACAAAAGATTGTATGTGGCGATGAAATGTGAATTTAAATTATTAGCAGGAGTTTTTAAAACTTATCTACCTCAAGAGTATCCCTATGATGTAGTAGGTGGTCAAAGAAATATTAAGGTTGCAGATTTTGATGATAAAATAGATATTATTCCAGTTGCAGACCCAAATATTTTTTCTCAATCACAAAGAATTAGTTTAGCACAAACAGAATTACAACTTGCAATGTCAAATCCGCAAATGCATAACTTGTATGAAGCCTTTCACTCAATGTACACTGCAATTGGTGTAAAAAATATTGATAAAATACTTCCACCACCGCAACAACCACAACCATTAGACCCAGCAGCAGAAAATATTCTTGCAATGAGCGGAAAACCGTTCCAAGCTTTTAAAGGACAAGACCATCAAGCACATATTACGACCCATTTAAACTTTATGGCGACAAATATTGCTAGAAATAGTCCTCCAGTTATGGCTGCATTAGAAAAAAACATTTTTGAACACATTTCTTTGATGGCACAAGAGCAATTAGAGGTAGAATTTAGAGAAGAAATTGCACAATTAATGCAAATGCAACAAATGGCACAACAAAATCCAATGTTGCAACAAGATCCGCAGTATCAACAACAAATTATGTCTCTTTCTATGAGTTTAGAGTCTAGAAAAGCTAAATTAATAGCAGAAATGACTGAAGAATTTAAAAATGAAGAAAATAAAATTATGGGCGAGTTTGGAAATGACCCAATTGCTAAATTAAAAGCACGAGAACTTGATTTAAGAGCTATGGATGACTCTGCTAAACGTAATCAAGAAGAGCAAAAGATTAATTTAGATAGATCTAAGCAATTAATGGGCCAACAACAATTTGATGAGAAATTACAACAAAACGAAGAGTTAGCTGAATTAAGAGCTGATACTTCTTTAGAAAAAACACAGATGGGAATTGATGCTAAAATGGTCAATGATATGATGAAACAAACTGATGTAAGGATCTTGAAAGGTCCTAAAAGATAGTATAAGAAACTAAAAGGAGAAAAACTATGGGAAAAGGAAAAACATTCTTTACAAAAAACAATCCAAATTACGTTGGAGAAGTTGTATCTGATACACCAAAAGCAGATGCTAACAACACTCTTTCTGTAAATGCAGATGGTTTTGGTCAAGAAGTAGAAGTTAAAATTCCTCAGGGCGAGCCAACAGTAAACAAAGTTGGTGGTCAAAGAAGAATGTTAGCTTCTAAAAAGTCTACAGTTAAGTGGTACTAGTATGTGGTTCTCGGCAATTAAATTAGCCGTATCTGCTGGTAGTAAAATTTATGCTAATAAGCAGAAGGCAAAAGTCGCTATGTCAGATGCACAGCTGCTACATGCAGAGCGTCAAGCTCGTGGTGAAGAAGCTTACCAAGGTAAATTGCTAGAAGCTCGTCAAAACGACTACAAGGACGAGGTCGTTTTATTAATTCTCACACTGCCCATTTTGGTCCTTGCATATGGGGTGTGGTCGGATGATCCGGCAGCTATGGAAAAAATAAAAACTTTCTTTGAGCATTTCCAGGCGCTTCCGACATGGTTTACTTCACTTTGGATACTTGTATGTGGAAGTATTTTTGGTATAAAGGGAACACAAATATTTAGGAATGGTAAAAAATAATGGCTAAAAAGAAAAGAAACAAAAAACTTAAAAAACTTGCGAAAGTTTTAGGTGCTGGTCTTGCTATTGCTGGATTAGGAAGAGCTTTTGCAAATAGAAATGCTAGTCCATCAACAAACGCAGATGCAATAAAAGCAATGACTTCAGATGCAGCGTACTCAATTCCTGGAGGTGATGAAGGTTCTTTTAAAGTTCAAGATGTAAAAGTAAATGTTCCAAAAACAAATAACAACATTTTTAGAACTAGACAAAGAATTACTGACTCAGCAGGTAATACTATACCTTCTGGTAAAGGAGACTATGTACAAAGAGCTAAAGATGCAGCAGCAGCTAAGAATATGAGAGCTTTTAGATCTAATAGAGCCTACAGAGGTGATATGATGACTACACCTGATAGTATAATAGAAGGTATGGACCCTTTAATGATTTCAGCTAAAAAAGGTGGCAGAATAGTTAAAGGTAAAAAAACAGCAGTAAGAACAGGAGCCGCAAAACGTGGTTTCGGAAGAGCATTTAAAGGAGGAAAAAAATAATGGCAAATCCAAGATATAATAAACAAGTAGCAGAACCTAGAGGCAGAGTAAAAGCTATGGGTGGTGGAGTAATGAGAAGAGATATGAGATCTGGTTATTATCCATCAGACATGGGCATGGAAGGTGGTGCTATGTATAAAAAAGGTGGCCGAGTTAAGAAAAAGAAACAAGGTTACAAAGATAGAAAAGATGAGTCTATTGCTATGAGAATTCGTAAGAAAAGAACTAAGAAGCAATTAAAAGCTTCTAGAGATGAGTCTTATGGAAAATTTGGAAGCAAAGCTAAAAAGTCTGGAAAAATTAACAAATAATGATTAAAAAAATTGTTAAAAAAATAAAACAGTTATTCTGCAAACATAACAAATTTATTAGTACACATGCTAAATTTTGTAAAGATTGCGGAGAACACATTGAAGTAAACGTTAGATAAAGGAGAAGTATGACTAAAAAATTTGGAATGGGAAATAAAAAAGTTATTAAAGCTAGAGATTTGGACGGAGACGGAAAAAAATCTAGTTATGAAATGGCAAGAGCTAAAGGAATGGCTAAAGGAATGGGAGCACGTTTTGA